AATAAACGCACCTACTAATAACCAGAAAATTGTTTCTAACATGATCAGAGTCCTTTTTTGTTTAGTGCTCGTTTGGCCATTGTGTCAACTGTGTCGCGAGCTTGGTCCACAGTCATATTTGGTGCACCTTCAACAGCACCCTTGAATACAACTTCGCTGTCAGTGACATCAGAAATTAATTCACTCAGTGGCGGTTGTTGAATTAGATTTCGTAGTTGGGAATCATTGATACTAATACCCATGTTGTTGGCTAATTCCAAAAAAGCAGCAATAGATATTTTTTTCTCAGCATCTGTGTCTTGGGCACGTGATACAAGAAACTGGCTTAATGCTGCCAGTTTCTGTGTGTGTACGCTGGATACTTCAAACTCAAAGAGTCGCATTATTTTGCTTTGGCAAAAGGATTTTTCTTTTTGTCAGCTGCGGCTTTCTTCATTGGCTCTTTCTTGTTGCCATCTTTGTCTAAGTCCAAGAAATCTGGCTTGCCTTTTTTAGCAGCTTCGGCAACACGACGCTCACGTCCTAGAGCCTCGGGCGCACCCAGTGGTGTTGGCTCTTCTTCGTCAGCCGGCGGTGCAATTTCGGCATCGACATCTACTTCGGCATCAACAGCAGGTTCGGCATTTAAATCTGCACCCATGTCAGCAGCAGGTTCTGCACCCGGTACCACAGGAGCTTGACCTGTTAATGTGCCTTGTGCGCCTTCCAATGCTGTCTTGCCAGTTTGTACTGATTGCAACAACTGTGTTAGTGCGGCAGCGGCAGCTGATTGATAACTAGTAGCTTGATCAACACCCATGTCATTCTTAATTGAATCTGTTAAGGCCGGCAAGTCTTTGAACTGCATGGCACTGATCTGCTCTAGCATTTTTTGCACTTGATCAACCATGTCTTGTGCAGCCAATACAACCTGCGCTTGTTGGATTTCGCTTTCGCGCAAACGACGACGAGCCTGTTGTGATTCTTTCTGCATGGCGCCGGCAGCAATGGCTCCTACTAGCTTTTGCTCTTCGGGGTTCAATGTCTGCCCTGATTCTGATTTCTTCATTGCAGCTTGTACTTTAGGATCTTTAAGATCAATAGGTACAGCAGGTACGGCGCCCGGGGCTGTAGGAGCAACCGCAGCTTCATGTAAGCGTCCTTTGAGTCCAGATTCGATCATGATCAATTTGAGATAAGCTGGATCAGTTTCACTTGAGTGAAACTTGGCACTAGCTCTGTGCTCATTGATTAGGCCACGCACACGCATCAGCATGTGACGTGATTCACGCAGGCTAAGATTATCAAACGAAACGGTCTGACCCAATCGTTTTTCCAATACTTGTGCTGCTTTATCTTGTTGTTTGAGTGCGTCTAAATCGTGCAGTTTCATCGCGGTTGAATCCTTGTATTTGCCAGTATTTAGCCAAATTGACACATTTAGTTAATTGTTTTTCTATTTGGTTAATGCTGGTTTTTTTGGTAGTTATCTTAAGTTGTGTTGCTTCTCTGCGTTCAGCATTAGTGATTTGACGCACTAATGCCTGTCTTGCAGCAATATCTGCAGATATACGCATCTTTTCTTTGTCTAGGTGCATCAAGCGATAGGTCAAGTTAAGTTGTTGATACTTGTCGGCAATGCACCAGCTAAGTGCAATGCGAAACGAGCTAAAAGTTTTGGGATCATAACGACCCTTTGTAACATCTACTGTCCCGTCAGAATTTTTTATTATTTGATAGATGTCAAATGCATAGTACTGATTGTTGTCGCAAAATATTAGATTGTTTCTGATCTGCTCAAATTCTTCTTCTAATAGTGTTTCCAAACGTTTTACTGCTGCGTCTTGTTTCATTTGATCACGTATTGCATCACAAGATAAACAATGGAAGCCACCAGACTGCCTATGATAGCAGTGCCCCATTTGATTATTTGATCGTTGCGTTTGTCTACTATTTTGTTCATCATGTCTCGAATATCAACAACCATGTCATTGACGTTGCTGACCGTGGCTTCCACTGTTTCCAGTTTGTTTTCAAGAAAACGATAGCGTTCTGCACACAGTTCCACGTGTGCTTCCAAACTCTTTTTTTCAATATCAGTTGTGTCAACCATAACGGATCCTTAGACAGATTATTTATGGTCAATCTGCTGAACAACGTCAAACCAGATGTTGGCATCAGTCCCGGCTGTAGACAAAAAATCAGCGTTGTCCTGAGATTCTCCAAGCCCAGTTATCATAGGAACGCCGTCACAATCTGCTATTAGATATCCCACAGGGTTGTTGTCGAAGGCGACGGAACCAGGATCAACTACATCAAACTCAAACGACCATGTCGCAGCAGCAGAATCCGTCGCAGGAGTTGATATACGTTCTGGCAGAGTACGCAAGCTGATTACTTGATTCACAGTTTCCCAGTTAGACTGTTGATTTCTGGCCAGTTGCCATTCTGCCTGTGTTGTGATTGTTTGTCCAGTTTTGTCTTGAAATGGCATGTTCGATCTAAACACACGATTGCGTATGCCAGTTTCAGTGATGTCAAAGCGAGTGGTACATTTTATGCGTATAGTCATGTTGATAACGATACTTGCGACATATCGGTCCGTGTTATTTTGCAGTTTAGTGCAATCACTATGCGGTCTTTTGTGCCACGATAAGTTGTAGCAGAGTGATTGACCCAACTGGGAAATACCACCATCATGCCAGGTTGGCCTTGAAAATCAACACTGGTATTGGCAGTGGTCCAGGCAGTGCCGGCATCCAAGTACATGCTGTTATTGGGGTTGTAAAATCTGTTAACGCCATTCTTGTTGTCGTTTCCCATGTTTCCGATATCTAAATAGTAGATAGCGGACCAAGAACTGTTGGGATGAGCATGCATGTCGTGGTAACCGCCATCTCTGGTTATATGACACCAGGACTCGTGTATTTCAACACTGACACTCATGCCAGCAGGCCAATATTTTTTATTGGCAGCGGCAGCCGCTTGAAAAAAACAACTTTTAACCCAATGGCTAAATGCCAACACAGCAGGATTATCTGTGGCCACAAAGTCAAAGCCGCTTTCGTATAGTCCACGTTTGGCATCAGGCGCTACATTACTGACATGTTTCTTGGTTTCAAGGTCATAGCAAACTTTTTTAAGTTCGTCTCGATATTGATTGTGTTCGGCCCATTGAAAGTCATACAGCAACACAGGCCATAAGGGAATTGTTTGCATAGTATGGGTATTTAATGGTCAAAAGAAAGCCCCGAAATAAATCCGGGGCTGATTTGGTAATGAAACTGGCTATTAGGCTAGTTTGAAACCAACGTCAGTGACTTCTGAGCTGCTGACGTTAACGCCAGTCACTGTACCATTGCTGGCTGTGATCTGAACGTTGCCTAGAGCTTGAATTGTTGCTTCTAGTGTAGCTGCTGTGTAGGCGCCGCTTGGGTAGATAGCATAGCTGATCTGACCACTTGTGTCAGCTTCAACTTGGTACATAGCGATTGTGGCTGTACGCTGAATAGCTTGGTTGATCTGAACAACAACACCTGGTGTGAAAACACCTGATGTCACGTTACCCAACTGGTTTGTCAAATCGATTGCTTGGCTAGAACCGTTTTCAACAATAACTTTGAAAAAGTCTAACTTGGGACCTGCCATCTGCACTAATGCAGCCGACGAGATGTCGCCTGTCTGGGCGCCGTTGTTGATGTCTAATGCAAATACCGGTTGTGCATCACCGTTTGCTGGATTGAATACTGCCATTTTAATTCTCCTTGGTTAAGTGGGACAATTTCGTCCCTGCACTTATTTATACCAAATGACAGAAATCAGCCAGTACCTATCCCAATTCAGGATTGTTTTTGGCAAAATTTGCAGCACTAAAACGCATGCGATCCACAAACTTCATACCCTGGCCCACATAGCCTTCGTGTCCAGGTTCGTTGTTGATACTGGCTTGTACATCGTGTGCCTGTGCATCTAATTGACGTACAACTTGATTCTTAAGGCTGGATATTTCAAGGAACGCTTGGAATAGTGCTGCTACAGCTTGTTTATTTGCTGTGGCCCATTCAAAGATACGCGGCGCCTTTGCTGGAGCTTTTTGTTTTATCCATTCACCAAATCCACCGATTAGATTGTCATAACTGCCGCTGCGCACACGACTGTTGATGTAGGTTTTGATTAAGGCAGGAAAGTCGCTAATTTTACGTGCTCGTAATTCAGCCGGGTTAAACAATTGATCCATTGCTGCGCCGTATTGTGTGAGCAGGCTGTTGGCATCTTTGACCGTAGCAGCGTCGAGCTTGATTTCACGAGGTTCTTTCAAGCTGGGATCCAAGATTAACAATCCCGGACTGGGTTCTAAAGCAGCAGCACGAATAGGTGTGGCTGCTGCACCAGGTGCTGCTAGTGCAGTATGGATGGCCACTGCCGCAGTACTTTGTGAAATCTTTTTGCCCAGGTCTGTATTGGCTGGCACTGTATATGTTACAGTATTGGGTGTGAACACATAGTTGTTGCCTTTTAACTCTGGAGTTTGACTGTACAGTAGGTCACCTTGGACATAACCGCGAAAGTCTTCGGGTACTGCACGGCGTAACATCGGGAACAAGCGTTGGTATAATGCAATCAGTTCACCGCGTTCACCACCACGCATGTTCATAATTTGTGCAATCTGTTCTGGGCTAGTAGCCAAGCCATCGTAGCCCTTGGCACCAAATCCCGACTTGTCTGTTAATACAAATTCTCCGGTTGGCTTGCGTCCGAATATAATAGCAGGTTTGCCATCCCACTTGACTGTGGTCTCGCTGGGATTACGAGCGGCAGCTAAGATACCATCTAGTGCTTGCTTTAGGCCAGCACTGGGACGCTGATCAAATATCATGTCTTCTGGGTGTTCAATGCGCACACCTTCTACAATGACTTGCATACCTTGATTCACAATGCGGTCACGCAAGCGTGCCATGAAGCTGACTTCGTTGTACTCAGTATAGAGATCTGTTGTTTCGTAAATACCTTCGTCAAATTGTATGCCTTCACGTTCCATATGTGCCTTAAAGTATGCAATTTTAGCAGCACGTTTTGGATCTGCTTCTAATGCTTTTAGTATAGCTTCTACGCTGTATAAGTCGGCCACTGTGGCATTTGGGCTTAATAACATCTGTGCTACTTGGGCAGGATCATCTGTGATTAACTTGTTAGAGGTACGATCCATGATGCCATCATTTTGATTTAGTTTGTAACCCAAGGCCTTGGCCATCGAATTCATCATGATGTTGCGTAGTGCACCTTTGTATTGGCTGCGTGGATCGCTGCTTAAAACAAATTGTGTCCAACGTGGCTTATTGCTAAACATAAAGTCTGTTTGCACAAATCCATTCTTGGGGTCGCCATTGATGGCTGTAAAGAAATGTACAGCACTTCCAGATTTCTTGATGTACTTGTTGGGATCTACACCTTTGCTTTTAGCCCAATTGGCTAATACAGCGGTCAGCTGGTCTTTGGTCATTTCGCCAGCGTCTACACTCATGTCCAAGTCGCCCGAATCGGCCTTGCGGCCAGTTGATCCCAGCCACTTGATGGGTTTGCCGTCTCGGGGATCTTGATCCTTGGTTAAATCTAATCCAGTTATTTTTTCCAGCCATTTAGCAGTGGGCATGACATCAGCTTGATTGATACGCTTGGTGAGTGGATTACCTGATGTATCTTTGAATACATTGCCGCCTTCTTTTAATAATGTCATTTTCTCTTCTTTGCAGTTGACCCACGCAGCCGAACTAGTGGCAACATCCTTGGTTTTTCCCAGGGTTGTGCGATTAGATCCAGCAGCAGTGACACCTTGTTCTGCTTGTGTAAATATCTGACTGATCTGGTCAGGAGTCAAGGTGGCTTCAATCAAAGGGCGAAGTTCGCGCACAATGCCTTCTACGATTCTTCTCTGCGGCGCAGTTAAATCTCTACACACACTTTCTACTAATGTGATAGGTGCAGATCTAAGA